GGAGGTTGCCATGAATAAAAAATTTGATGATCTGTTAGAGGACGATCTCGCATGTTTCCTCTGCGCTCTGATCGCCTTCGCCCTGTTTTTCGGCACGTTGACCTTAGTCCTCGGCGCCGATGCCTTTCAGCGGTGGCTGCTATGCATGTAACTCCGAGAACTTGCCCGGGCCCTGGGGACCTCTGGCAAATGAGCTGGCAGGAAGAAAAACGGCAAGCTGAATATGAGCGCCTGGTTGAGAAGTTCTTTGAGAAGTACATCCCAGAGTACTGCGATGAGCACATCAACGAGCTTGCTGAAAACGGTGAGGATGAAAGACATCCTGAGATTGAACCGATATTCGACGAATATCTGGAGGAAAACGAATGGCATTAAAACTCACTAAGAGAGAGAGAAGGCGCCTCTACTACCTCGAGCATCAACAAGAAATTAAAAAGAAGTGCAAAGAGTATTACTACGCGAAAAAAGTAAAACCTAAAAGGCAGAGAAAGTTGCCTCCACAACAGGGTCCCTTCTCTGCCTTATTTATTGGAGTAGAAAATGACTAATGAAGAACGTACTGCCTGGTTAAATGAACGACGTAAAGGTATTGGCGGCTCAGATGTTGCTGCAATCATTGGACTGTCACCATGGACAACCCCTTTAGATATTTATGAGCAAAAACTAGGCATAGCTCTTCCGTCCGAAGAAACGGAGGCCATGTACTGGGGCACAGCTCTTGAACCCGCCATAAGACAAGCGTATTCCGACAAAACCGGCTATTTGGTAAAGAAGCCGGAAACCGCTTTTGTCCATCCTAAGTACAGTTTTATGCGTGCCAATCTTGACGGCATAGTTCTAAACGACAATCGAATTGCTGAGTTTAAGACCGCATCTACATCCAAAGGATGGGGTGAGCCTGGCACAGATGAAATTCCTGACTACTACTTAACCCAAGTACAGCATTACATGGCTGTCACTGATCGTCCAGTGTGTGATGTTGCTGTATTAGTTGCCGGTAGGGACTTTTCGATATACACCGTTGAGGCCGACAAGGAACTTCAAGAACAACTAATTGAGATTGAAGCTGAGTTCTGGCAAAAGGTAGAAAAAAGAACTCCTCCAGAACCGACCAATTACGAAGAATTTCAAAAGATCAGAAAACAGAGATTCCCCGAGACTGGCAGCATTGAGGCGGACTCTGAGGTAATTGAAATCGTTAAACAGTACTTAGATGCTGACGCAGAGGAAAAAGCAATCACTGAAAGGATCAGCGGACTGAAACAGAAGATCGCTGAGCTTCTCGGAGATAACAATGCATTCACTCTGAACGGCAAAAAATTGGTTTCCTGGAGACGCGGAGCAACCTGCAAACGATTGAATCAAGCATCTCTCAAAACCAAGTACCCACAGATTTTTGAAGAATTTGCAACGGTGTCTACGAATTCACCGTCCTTAACTTTTTCCAGAAAACTTCTTTCTGCATAACTAAGAGGGAAAATAAATCATGAACGAACTTACAGAAAATACTTTCTCTGCCCCCGCAAATCCATTCAGGCCCGCTAACTCGACTCAAACAAATTCCGTTGAAATTTCAGTTCCTCACGCCGGAAATCCTATTGCGGCGCAAGAACAAGCTAGAGCCATTGCAGAAGTTCAGGCTGCAATGGTCGTCGCTCGAATGAATCCCCGTGATCCAATCCACGCTATGGATTTAATTCTCAATGAGTGCACAAGATACTCTTTGGCTGAAAATGCGACTTACTTTTATCAACGCGGAGGGACTGCCATTACAGGGCCGTCGATTCGCTTAGCTGAAGTGATTGCTCAAAAATGGGGAAATATTCAGTATGGAATTAGGGAACTTTCCCAAAAGGATGGAGTTTCTACAGCCTTAGCTTATGCATGGGATGTTGAAACAAATACACGGCGCGAGGTTCAGTTCCAAGTTCAACTTAAGCGGGATACAAAAAAAGGCTCATACGCTCTGACTGAAGGAAGAGATATCTATGAAGCGGTTGCTAATTTTGGGGCCCGCAGACTACGTTCATGTATTCTCTCGTTGATTCCGGGAGACGTTGTCGAAGCAGCTGTGCAACAGTGCCAAGTCACTTTGAAAGCCAATGTTGACATGACAAAAGAAGGACTAAATAGAGTGCTCGTTTGGTTTGAACATTTTGGTGTCACAAAATCTCAAATTGAAAAACGTATTCAGTGCCGCTTCGATTCAATACGTCCTGCGCAGGTTGTTAGTTTAGGAAACATACTACGCTCAATTCGTGAAGGAGCCTCGCAGGTATCAGACTGGTTCGTGCCGGAAGAAGAAACTAAAGTCACTGAAGAGAATAAGGGTGGAAACGAAGGACTTAAAAAGGTTTTAAGAAAAAAACAGCAAGCCGCTGAACCTACACAGGCCCCACAAGAAGTACCTCCTGAACAGGTAGGAGAACAGGAAGAGGCGGACCAAACACCTGAAACTAAGGCCGCTCAGGAGGCCACTGCATGAGCAAGGTCGAATTCCTGTGGCATGACCACGAGTGCTACCTTGTGAAACTGGACGGACTCACCATCGGCACCCTGTACAAGAAGGACAGCACGACATGGACAATGCGTCCCGATCTCATTGATGATCCTGCCCTGCTCACATATCTGCTCGATTCGTTCAGCACTGAATTTTGGGACAAGCTGCGGGAAGCCAAGTGTGAGGTTAAGAGGGCTCTCCTGCAATACAAATCGAATTAACCATGAGCCCTGCGAGAGCGGGGCTTCTCTTTTGAGGCCAATATGCAGTTCGAATTCATCGATTACAGCGGCTGCTTTCCAAACCTGTGTGCGGGGAAGCTGACATTTAAGGCAGACGGCAAACAATATGCGGGCTATGTAGACATAGTCTCTGGCGGAGATGTTTGGTTTGATGATCGCTGGAGTGAGCATGTTGAAGAGGGGCCATGGACGGATGTCTCGGGGCCTCTATTAAAAAAGAATCCAGAGCTACTGGAGCACAAAACCGAGCTCCTAAAAATGATTAACGAGAATGTACCTCTCGGCTGCTGTGGCGGCTGTGTGTAGGAGGAAAAAGATGTGGAAGATTAAAGATCCGGAATTAAAGCGCAAGATGAACCAGTTCATCTCAGATGAAGGCATTGACGAGGTATGCAGAAATGAGATGTCGGATTCTTCTACCTACATATTTTTTTCATTTGAAGATGATGCTATTAACTTTCGCATAGACAAAAGTTATTTTGAAGAATTTCCCAGAAACATGCTGGACGTTTGGCAACCTTTCCCAGAGGAGAGACCTCTAGAAAACGGAAACTACTTAGTAACGCGGCTAATGAAAACAGACACGGGCGTGACGGTTAGATTTCTTGATTTTGGGAGATTTGAATTCGGCAAATGGGCTTTTAAGAACGATGTTATTGCTTTTTGTAAATTGCCTGAGCCTTACTTTCCGATGGAGAAAAAAGCATGAAGTACCAATATCGATTCAAAGATAAATCGCTTGAACAAGCGTTAAATGTTATTTACGGAGAGGAATACGTAGAAGATCAAGTAAACAGGCAAATGACGAATACAACGTCATACATTTGTTTCGATTTAGATCATAGTTCTACTACGATTTCTAAAGGAGAAATCGCTGAAATTAAAGAATACGACTCAGACGACTGGAACCCTTTCCCGGAGGTTAATCCTCCGGAGTGCGGAGAGTACCTCGTGACATTTGAAGATGAGGATGCGGATTACGTGCAACAGAACTATTTCAACAATCTAGGAAAATGGGAAACCGCACATTCTGATGTGATTGCTTTTAGGGCCCTCCCCGCCCCATATCAACCGGAGGCCAGAAAATGAAACTTGAACTTGAAAACACTGACAATCCTCGAAATCACCAGTTTGATGAACTGGATCAAATAATCGTTCTTTTAAACGATCCCGAAACTGGTGAGCAGTTCTGTCAACTACCTCGGCCTCAAGGCCGGGCTTGAAAAAGCCTCTAGTTGACTAGCCTCAGGCCGTCGTTTGGCGGACTACGTTGGCCGGGAATCTATAGGCACCGCGGGATGCAGATCCTAGTCCCGTGCTCTGCGGCCGATGGTTAAAAGCTCTGAGAGGTAGGAGCGGTGCTGTCGGCTTGAAACCCCTTCCAACATTGGCGAAGGATCACAACCGGTCGAAAGACCGAGAGGAGGCGGAACTTGAGAGTATCCGTCTCAAACATTTTTTCTTAACAAAAACAGGAGGCGCTTCCTCCCCTGCCTGAAAGCAGAGGTATTCGCGCATAAATTTGATGAGTAATAGTGAAGAGTCAATCCTCAATATCTCCCAAACAGAAAGAGGAAGAAAAGAGCGGCTTTTAACCGAAATTGCACAAAATTACCTCGGAGAGAGGGGATTCAAAGCAATACCGCAATTCACTATCCACAGGACGTTTGAATATCGTATTCACCCGGGACATGAACTTCGAGAAGCGATAGAGAAAGATTTAAATTTCAATGAAAATCTTGTTTCCGGTGGCGTATGGAATACGGAAATCTCTTACCGCAACGGTTATGAGCACCGCCTAGACGTGCTGGGAATTGGCTACGGTATGGAGCTTTGCGGCATTGAAATTAAATCCTGCTGGGATGATTTCCGGACAGACAAAAAATGGCCGAGTTACATGGATTTTTTAAATCGCATGTACATTTTGGCGGACGAACCTACAGCAGTGAAGATCGCTGCATACCTGAAAGACCACAACCAGTGTGTCAAAGACGGACTTGGCAGGTGGTGTGATTTCATTCTGCATTGTCGCCCACAATCAAGAATGTCAACACCTGCCCCAGCCAATCCTATTTGCGCCGGTGTCATAGCTGCTATGGACGATGGAACCACAAAGATCATCAAAAAAGCCATGCGGTTGCCAGCCGACGGAAAAACGACGGAACTAGTGAATGCGGTGGCACGAAGCCTTACATATCCAGGTCAATTTTGTTACGTGGACTACAGTCCCGATAGAGCATATTCGTATGGTCAGCCCTCCTAGAGGGCTTTTTATTTGGACAAACAAATGATTAACGGTAAACAACTCAAGGCCATCTCGGCCTTTATCAAGAAAGACGGCAGCGGATCAACTGGCGGTCTTACGATCAATTTTGATAAATCGGAAATCTTCGCCTATAACGGCAGTAATGCGGTGCTTGTTGAATTAGTTGGAGGACTGGAGGGCAAAGGGCAAACGATTGTCCCGCTCGAAGTCGTTCTCTCTGCCATTGTCCTTATCGGGGATGGAAACGTAACAGCAACTCGTGAGGATTTTTGCGGTATCCCGTTCGAGCCGCCAATGGTTAACGATTTCTTAATCAAGGATTACCGAAGCATTTTCGTCCCAGAGGATATCCGAAAGCCTGGGCGCCCTGGTCTGTACACAAGCGCGTCAGTTAAACTGCTTGAAGGGTTAGACAAGGTATTTCCCGGACTATCGGAATTTGTTTTGCCGACCTCTCCGAACAAACCTTTAATTCTTGAAATTGGCCAGTCTGAGAAAGAGATTGACGATGATGAGACTCCCACCGAAATAGTAAAAGCAGCGATCATGCCAAGGTCTGATCCGCCGTTAAAAAACACGTGGGATGGGTTGCCTCAAAAATCGAGTTAAATAGTTATGAACAAAATTGAACTCACCCGCGAGGAGGCCATGCTTGTTATGCGCCTCCTCAATTTATTTTTGGGCAAGGCTCACGCACTGAACGTGCGTGACAACTCTGACGTTGTTCCGGCAAAAGCGCTCAAACAAAACATCTTTGACCAATTCATGAAGTTAGATACCGAGGAGGCTGAGAATGAATCTGAGTAACGCAGTCGACTTTTACTCGTGCCTGATTGCAATCATGGATCACTACGGCTATGACCATCAGGTGTACGAAAAATTGCCGGAAGAAGTCGATGAATTACAGGAAGCGTTTGACGCCTACTTTGATAAACCGTCCCCGGAGCATTGGCACCATGTCATTGAGGAATGCGCCGATGTCCACATCATGCTGGAACAGTTCCAAATGCTGATCACTCCTGAAGACAAGCAAGAGTTCGACAAAATTTGTATGGACAAACTGCATCGAGAAATTGGAAGAATTGAAGGAGGAATGAAAAAATGAGAAAACGTAAATCGGATAGCAGCGATCTCGGCGTGCTCCTCCTTGACGTGAAACAGGTCGCGAAATTATTGAATATCGGAGTCTCTACAGTGTGGGCGCTGGTTAAAGTAGGAAGATTCCCGGAACCGATTAGGCTCACTACAAGATGCTCTAGGTGGCGGCGTGTGGACGTTGTCGCTTGGTCGAAAACGCTAGGAAGCGAAAAAGAGGCGACGGTATAAATGAAACCACTCGGGGCGGAATTCCGCCCCATTATTTTTATTTGATCTGGCTGAAGCAGAACGCTCCCCAGGCATCAAAAACTTCTCTCATATCCCCTAAAGCCTGCTCTCGGTCATAGGCGCATTGATACGATTCATTGCGATGGTCGAGACAGCTTTCTCTCAAGTCCTTTGCAAATGCCGGATGGCCATATCCGGACGCATCTTTAGCCCAGGTATTAAAAGTTGCCCGGGCGCAGCCGTGCAGAGTGACAATCCTCGGTTTGCCGGTTTTCAAATGCATTTGATCCGGATCAATCCATCCAATCCCATCTATTTTTTTTTGTTTATCGTGCATGCGCTTAATCAGGGCGCTGACAGAATCTCTTGTGAACGGAGAATTCTTTCCCTTGTTGATATTTGGGAAAATAAAAGCCTCGTCGCTCATTCCAATACGAGGTGCTGTTTTTAATAACTCAAGTGCCTGAGGACTGAGCGGAGTCTTTCTGTCAAAAGGAATTTTCTCCCCTTTGACTTTCATACGCTCTCGCGGAATGACATGGAACCACTGCCCTTCTGTCTCCTTGATCTCTCCCCAGGTCGCCTCCCGAGCTGTTGAGTTCCGGGCGGCAGTAAGAATCGCAAAGGCCAAGCACCGAGCTGTCTGGCTAACCGGGACAAGTTTCATAAGCTCGGCAAAGAAAAGCGGCATTCTTTTCGGAGGGAGCGCCGGTTCATGGCCGCCTTCAGCTCTCACCAATGGCAGCAAGTCTCCCAACTTCCCATCTTTGACCTGTGCGGGATTCAGCATAGGAGGGACGAACTCCGAGCGGATTGCCCAGTCAATCGCCTGGCGAGCGTCAGACAAAATTCTTTCCGGAGTATCGATCATCGTTCGCCACTTCTCGCCCAGAGCGGCCGCAAACATCTCTGGCTTCAATTCTTCGACTGGGCACATCCTGATGGAATCAGGGATGTGATTCCTAAAGAAACCTTTCCAAACTTCTTTCTTCGGTTTGCTTGGATTATTCCAGCGGCCGCGTGCCTCATTAAATTCAATCCATTGATAAATCAATTGCTCAAAGGTCAGACGATCGTCGGATGGAGCGGATTTCCTCCGTAATGAGGCCTTGAGCGCTTTTTCTTCTTCAGACGGGTCAATGCCCTGCCGAATCTTTACTTTCCAGTCAGCGGCTTTTTTAAAGGCGTCTGCGAGCGACATCTGCGGATAGCGTCCCAGTGTAAATATCCGATTGATGGTTGATTCCCGCAGAATGAAGTATTTGGCCAAGCTGCCGTCTTTGAGTTTTACAACCTTTACAACCAGGCCTGGAACCCCGCCGCAGGCCCGAGTCTTTGTGACAGCCTTCAGCTGCTTTTCTGTCATCCGCTCTGCTAAACGCATAAATTCCTCCGAATCCCTCTGAGTTCAATATCGGCGGGGCTTCCAAAGTCCTAATGTGACAAAAAATCCGAAAAAATTCTGCTATTTTTGGATTGCCGTACGTCGTATGTACATTAGATACTACATTAGAACATCTAGCTGTACACAAATAAATATGGACGAAGACGGACTATTACGAACGACATTGAGAGCGGAAGGCCCGCCGTTATTGGGATTGCTTAGACTAAGACAAATAAAAAAGGCCGTCTACAGACGACCTTTTAGGAATTTATGGTCGGGGCGGCGTGACCTACATGAAGAAC